CTACACCTTGTCCTCGGCGTAAATCGACGCCGAGATAATCGCCCCGCCCCAACGGCGCTTCCCGTAGCAGATCGGCACCGGGTTCCCGCTGGCGGTGGTATTTCTGGCGCTGCCGAAGGCGTAGCTGGGCTGGTTCTCCGGCGCCGCGCTCTGCTTCAGGCCCTGGGCCTGGGGGCTGAGCATTTGGATGACGCCGCCTGCAACCATCCCTATCCCTGCAGGCAGCGCATACGGGGCTATGACGGGAAAAGCGTAGGAAGCAGCGATCAGCACAGCCCCGACTATCGTCTGCACCAACCCGCCACGCTTCCGGCCACGCATGACCGGAGCAATGCGAATTTCCTCGGCGCCCCCGTACTGCAGCTCATCTTGGGAAATGTTCCGTTTCCCACGGAATACAGCGAACTCCATACCTCGCAGGTGAGCATTGGCGAGGAAGCGCTCGAGGCCAGGAATCTGCACGCACAAGGCCTTGATCGCTTCAGCAGTCGACCCGACGAGCATACGGTACTCCCGGCCGAACTGCCGGAGCGCGCCGTAGAGCTTGATGGTGGTCATCGGAGTGTGGTGCGCTGCGGTGGTCATGTTTTTCTCCAGGTAACAAAAAACCGCCCGGAGGCGGTTTGCAGAAGTTCAATACGGCTCAAGAGCTAGTTCTTGTACATCATGACAAAACCATCAACACCCATTTCTACCCTAAGCATAGCAAGCTGAGCTTCAGCACTTTCTCTTTTCTTCCATGGCCCAACGAAAATCCTCAAGACCCCATCACCACTTTTCTCGGTGAAAACCGGGTAATGAAGTTCCTCTAGATTACTCAGCAACCATTCCGACCTACCTGCGACTGAAACTCTGGTAACCCAGTATGGGGTAGATGTGCTAGGGTCTGGTGCATCGGGCTTTATGGGCATAAACGCAATAACACCTTTGGGCAGCTTATCTGGTTGACATGCACCTTCAACTACCCAAGGTTCAATATCTCCAACAATAGCATCAAGGCCGCGTTCTTCGCGATTAACCACAATATAAGGCTGAAAACCGGTATATCCTCCGAAAGAGTTCTTGGCGTTTACTTCGCCGCAATATAGCCCCTTTCGGACCTCACGCTCATTCTGAAATGTGGCCGATCCCGGATCCTTCAGCTTTTCGGAGACCGCATTCCGAACTTCACGTTCCTCACTGCAGCCTACAAGGGCGACAGCAAAGCAAGTCATGACGATTATCCCCTTCATACCCCCTCCATAGCTGTTGATGGGACTCTACCATCACCGCTCCGGCGCCAGAACCCAGCAGAGTGTTGACCTCAGGTAGTCAAGGGGCGCACCCGGTGCCGCAGTCCCAAGCGCATCCGGTCGAGCCACGGCCCACCGAACACGATGATTTCGCTGGGCTTGCCGTACAGGTGGTGCAACAGGAACGGCCCGGCGCCGAAGTGTTGCGCATCCTCGCCAGGTAGTGATGGGTCGTCCGCCAGGTAGATCCCGGCGTGGTTCGGGTGCGCGGTACGTCCCACAGCCATCACGATCATGTCGCCGCGCTGCGGCCGGTCCACCCGGATGAAGCCGGCCCCCTCGAACCGCTGCTCGTAGAGGCTTGGACCGTCTGCCCGCTCCCACCAGCCATCGGCACGCTCGAAGTGCGGGAACTCGATGCCCCACTCCCTCTGGTACCAGTCGGCGCAGACCTGCCAGCAGTCCTGCACCCCATGCACGAAGGCGCGCCCGAGCAGCGGCACCTGGTCGACAGGCTCGATGGTGCGCAGGTCGCCCTCCGGCCAACTCAGGATGTGCCATGTCAGGCCCGAGGCGTTGCACATAGCGACGTCTGCGGCACTCGGTCGGCTGGTGGCATCGGGATGGCTGTGCACCACGGCGACGATCTCGCCCTGGTCCTCTGCCTCGGCATACGCCTCCGGTGCGATGCGGAACTCCTCGCCGGCGTCGACAGCGGTGTTTTCGCAGGGAACGTACCGCTGGCTCCGGCCGGAACGGATGATCAAGCCGCAGCACTCGCGCGGGTACTCTGCCGCGGCGTGCTTCTGCACGGCAGACAGGATGTGCTTGAGCATGGTCAGTTCCTGGCGATGATCGAGACGGCAGGGAAGCCGCCAAAGGGCAGTTGGTTGCCTTCACCGAAGCGCGGGATGCAACCGGTGCCCAGGCAGCCATCACACTCGTCCCGGGCTGGATCATCGGTGGGGTTGCCGTCGATGTCGAAGTACGGGCCGGTGTAGCCGCAGTCGGGCCCGCGGTACCCGCCCGTCATCGCCCAGTGGCACAGGCTGGTCATCTGCCGGCCGACCTGCTCGCCGCCAACGTCGCCTGGCGAGGCCAGTTCCCAAGCGACGTACTGGCCGTCCTCGTTGGTTTTCTGGTCCAAGTACCAGATCTCGACGATCTCCTGGGAGGGATCAGCGTCGGGATTGCCGCCTGGGAAGTTCGCCGCGTCCAGATACTTCGCCAGCGTCGTCCGGATGGTGAGGCGGAACTGGAGCAGGTCCTCGAACGCCAGGCAGAGCGCCGTAATCCGGCCATTAACGTTGCCGGCGGTGAAGCTCGGCCGTGCCGCAGTACCATCGCTGTTCGCCTCGATGCCCTCGATCTGCACCGGCCAGGCCGCGTATTCGTGGCCCTGCCACCAGATCGGTTTCGCCGGTAACTGGTCGGCGTTGGCACCGGCGGCGGCCAGTTCTTGGGGACTATGCGGGATAGCGTGTCCATGGAACCGGACCACGTCGGCGCCGAAGTCGCTGCCGTCGAGCTCGAACAGCACGACCTCGCCGCCGGGCTCCAGCTTCTGGATATCGGTGATCAGCGTCATGGATGGAATGCCTGTTCAAAGGTCGCGGTCAGTCGGTAGACCCGGCCGCCGAGGTTGACGGGGCGGTAGCCCGCACAGGTGTAGAAGCCCAGGCCGCCCAGGGGCGGCGTCCAGAGGAACGCCCGCGCTCCAGCGTGGCGGTCCAGAAAGTCCATCGCGGCCTTGATGGTCGCCGCCGGCCCGGTGATGGAAACCGGCCAGCTCTGGGACTTGCTGTTCAGGCCTTCGCTCACCAACTGCTTGTAGCCGTCACCGAATTGCGCAGACCTGGTGGCGAAGGTGATGTCGCCCTCGCCACCGCTCTCGGTGGCCCAGGTGAAGGTTTCGATTGCCATGTGCTCTACCCGTTGATGGCGCGGCCGATCGCACCGTCACGCCGCAGATCACGCGCCAGGAGTTGTCGGTACTTCTGCTCGACGAACGTCCCGATGTCGCGACCGAACTGGTCCAGGCCAGGCTGGCTGCTGGAGACGTTGGCCGAACCATCCGAGGCAATGTTCACCTCGACGTTGATCTGCGAGCTACCGCCGCCCATAGCGCGCACACCGAGGGCCCCGGACGAGGTTCTGGTCAGCGGCATCACGGCCTCTGGCCCCGCTTCGCCCATCACACCCATGCCGCCGCCGCTCATGCCGAACGCGGTTGGCGTGCTGACCACGCTGTTGGTGAAGGCCCCGCCAGTGGCGAACATCTGCACCCCGCCGGCGAACGCACCACCGTTGGCGAACAGCCCGCTGTTGCTCACCAGATTGTCGACGCCCGACTGTGCGGCAGCGTTTCCACCGCCGAAGAAGCCGCCGAAGAGGGACGAAAGGGCCTGCGAGGCAGCGGCGCGCGTTGCAATCCGCGCCATATCGGCCAGGATGCTCTTGGCGAAGTCGGAGAACGACAACTTGCCGGTCGTGGCGAAGGTAGCGACTGCATCCTCCATGGCGCGGAACGCGTTGGTGAACAGATCATGCGTCTGCCCAGCGACATTCCTGGCGCTTTCGAGATAGTCGTTCCAGGCTCCGCTCGCTCCGTTGCTCCAGTCTGACTGGGCAGCGGTCATCTGGTCGTAGTTGCTGACCACGGTGTCTCGCAGGTCCTGATGCGCCTTTCTGAGCGCAGCCAGACGTTTCTCGTACTCCTCGTCCGACATTTGCCGACTGGGATCGGAGCGCTGGTTCTCCAGGTCCATCAGTTGCTGGTTGTAGCGGTCGTCGAGACTGTTCAACTGCTCGAAGCGGGACCGCTCTCGTCCGCCCATGCTGACACCGGCCGCAGCGCGCTCGCCCTCCAGGCGCAACGCATCGACCTGCGCCTGCAGCGCCTGCGTATAGCGCTGCACCGACTGCTCCTGTCGCCGTATCCGCCCCTGCTCGCTGAGTTCGATCTGGTTGAGCTGTGAATCGGCGTCCTGCTGCGCCTTGACCAGCGCCGTCCTGGCGTCGGCGATCTTCTGGTCGAGTTGGATTCGCTGAGCAGCCGAGGTTCCTTGCTTCGCCTTGGCAGCCTCCAGCGCTGCGATCTCACGCTCGTAGGCATGGGTTACCTCATCCCGCTCCTGCTGGATGATCGAGATCCGCTGCTGCGCGTAGCTTTCCGCGCTGATCACGCCTGCGCGTTGGGACGCCTCCAGTTCCTTTTGCGCGTTACGGTAGGTCGCGGTGATTTCGGCCAAGCTGTTCTTCGCGGCGTTGGCCGCGCGTAGATCCACCGAACCGGCGGATCCCTTCTGGTCCTTGTACTTGGCGTTGATGTTGGCGATCTCGCGATCGATGACCGCCTGCTGCAGGCGGTCATCGTTCGGGCTCACCTCGCGGATCGCCTGTAGATCCTTCTTGTACTGCTCCAACTCCTTGGCGCGCTTCTGCTGGTTGGTCAGCGCCGCCCTGGAACGAGCGTCGATCCGGTCAATAGCATTCTGGGCGGCCTGTTCAGCCCGAGCGCGCTCGCCGGCGGTTCTGGCATCGTCCTCCATCGCCTTCTTCCGCTCGCGGAGCATGTCGAGCTCTTCGCGCAGGCGGTTCCGGCTCTCGTCGCGGTTGCCGACCAGGCCGAAACCACCTTGATCGAGCTGGGCAAGGCGCCGCTCCACATCGGCGATCTGGGAGTCGATGTCCTGGCGGCCAATGCTCTTGGCATCATCCCACGCGCGCTTGGCAGCACGTGCCACTCCATTCCAGGCACGCTCAATCCAACCCAGGTTCTCCAGAATCTTCGGGGTCCTCTGGTTGATTGCGTCAGCGTAGGCCTCAGTCGCCAGCTTCACCGCGCCGGCGTGATCCCCCTGCTCCTCCAGCGCCTTGATCTGCGAATAGACGGATGCGGTGAGGTAGTTGTACTGCTCGTTCAGGGCCTTCGAGGCCTTCACAGGGTCCTCTCCCAGCCTCACGAACTCGGAGACGGTATCCCCCACCGCACGGCCAGTTGCCTCTTCCATCGATAGCGCGGCCTGGGTGATGGCGACGAAGCTTTCGCTGGCCAAGTCTCCCTTGCCCGCCAGAGTGGCCAGCACTTCGGCAGCAGCTCCGGTCGTGCCAACCGTATTGCTGACTTGGCGCGCCATTTCGCCCAGTCCAGAGGCGCTGGTACCGGCGTAGTTGCCGGTCATGATCAGCGCCTTGTTGTATTCGCCCTGTTCCTTGCTGCCCAAGTACGCCGCCGTAGTCACACCACCGATCGCCGCTGCCAGCAGCCCAATCGGGGCCAGGACGCCGATAACACCGCGAGCGGCGCCGCCGGCGTTCACACCGATCTCGGCGATGTTGTGGGCGGCGACCCGCCAGTTACCGGTGGAGAGGGCGTTACCCAACTGCAGCACGTTCTCGCGCGCTTCCTTGCTGGTCAGCCCGAGCTTGTTGATCGCGCCGCCGGTCCCTTCGATGTCCCGCCGCTTCGCCGCGATCTTCTCCAGGCCGGCGGCCAATCCGGCGTCATCCAGCCCGCCGGCGGCGCGCAGCCCACGCAACGCGGCCTCCTGCTTCTCAAGCCTGGCCAACGCGGCGGTCACCGGATCGATGCTGTTGACCGTGCGTTGCATCGCTTCGATCTGCCGGTTCTGCGCCGCAACCAGGCGCTGCTTCTCGGCGGCCTCCTTGGTTTCCGCCTTCTGCAACCGGTCATAGGCCGCACCCAGGCGATCCTGATACTGCGCTTCGTCCTGCAGCGTGGTCAGGCCGGCTTTGCGCGCCCGCTCGAGCAAGCTCTCGGCGCGAATCAGATCGTCGATGTTGGCGACGTTGCCGGAGAGCGCCCGTTCCAACTGGCTGATGATGGATATCTCGCCAGCGGCGCTGTCGTATACCTTCCGGCTGGCAGCAGCCTGACGTTCACGCGCACCGGCCGCCTTCTCGACACTGCGGGCAGCGTCCTCCTCCGCGCGCGACACTCCCTTGGTGGCCTGTTCGAGGCCCTTGCTGGCGTCGGACAGGTTGTCGATTGCCTGTTCGGCCTGATCGGCGGAGTCGACCAGCTTGTCGAGGTCCTCGGCCGCCTTTACGGCCGGGCTCGAATCGACCTTGATGCCCAGTTCGGCGAAGTTGCTCATCCCGACTCCCTCTGCTCGCGGAAGGCCTTCAGCGCAGCGTCTTCCATCACCCGGATATCCGCGAATACCGCGGGTTGCTCACCAGCGGCTACGCCGCACATCTGCATCACCACCGGCAATACGGTGTAGTCCAGGCCTGTTGCGCCACACATGCCAGCCCGCCACTGGGTGCTCATCGCCTCGAAGACGATGAATGCCGTCCAGTTGCAGGGCCAAAGCTCCATCTGCTCGTCGCTTTCGTCGAAGTCATCCGGCGACAATCCGAACTGCGCCAGCTCCTGGGCGCTGGCTGCAGGCCGATAGAGTTCTTGTGCGGCGCGCTTCAGTTTCCCAAGCGCCCTCTGTTATAGGCGCTCTGGTAAGCCTCGAGGATGGCCTCGGGCACGCTGACCAGGGAGGACACCAGCAGCCGGACGTTGGCCTCGGTGAACGCCTCGTCGAACCCCCACCCGGCCACAACGGCTTGTACCTGCTCGACCTGGAGGTCGATCTGAGCCGTGGTGAACGCTTCCAGAGACTGCTCGCGCGTCTCCTCGACCAAGCGCTTGAACCGCTCTCCCCAACTGCTGTAGAGGTCGGCCAGCGCTTCACGATCCAGGTACTTGAAGGTGAATGGCACCTTGATGGACTCCCCGCCGAGGCGGGGAATCTCCACACTGGATTCGAAGGTGGGCGCCTGCGCGATGCTGAACTTCTTCGCCATGACAGTTCCTTAGGGGGCCGGGTTGTAGCGAACCGGGCGGCCATCGAGAGCGATGGTCAGGGTCCGGGTCATGATTTCGTTGACGTTCAGGGTCGGGGTGTCGCTGACCGAGACGTAGCCGTTGTAGAAAACCTCCGATCCGTTGCGCAGCGTCAGGCGGATCACCTGCAGCGCTTTACTCTGGTCCGCCGCCTCAATCACCGCCCACTGCGGCAAGTTGGGGTCGTCGGCGATCGGCATCGAGAACGACTGAGCGTTGCGGAAGGTAGGCAACTGGCGCTGGTCATCGTCCTCGAGGTACTGGTACTGGACGAACTGCTGTTCGCCGCCGGAGGTGGTCGGGTTCATCACCTGCTGGATCTGCTGCCAGGTGAGGACCTTCTTCGCCGAGCCGATACCGCCGCCGGCCGGGTAGCGGATCACATCGGTGGTATCGATATTGCCCAGGGAGAAGGTGTCCTCGGTGGAAACTGCAACCTTGACGGCTCGGCCGTTCAGGCCAGTCCAGCCGGACACCAGCGACACGACGTCACCGACCAACAGGCCGTGAGCATCTGCGGTAGCAACCGCTGGCTTGGCGTTGGAGACAGCGGTAACCGGAATAGCCGGGCCATAGGTGGCAGCAATGGCCAGCAGCGCGCCGTTGGGGAGGCTTGCGGACATGGAGTTTTCCTCGTGTGGAAATGAAAAAACCCGCTCATGGCGGGTGCTTGTGTGCCCATGCGGGCGATCAGAAGATGTCGGCGCGATAGCCGATGGAGACTGGTTTGGTATCGGCGATGTCCCCCGATATCCAGGGTCCCGGCGCTGGTGGGCTCACCACCTGCACAGAGAAACCGGGGCGAGACAACTCGCTGTAGAGAGGGAACTGCTGACCTAACTCGGCGATGATGTCTGCGGCAACGCCGGTGCCCTGCCCGCCTGGGACCACGATGCTGATCTGGAACACACCTGTGAAGCCCCGGTGGTAGCCGCCCAAGTCGCTACTGGTAGTGCCAGCGGGCAGCGTGAAGCAGCGTAGATAGATGGCACCCGGCGTCGGTTCGAACGTCATATTCGGGTACGCGACCGGGATCCCCTTGGCCTTCGCCCAGACGTCCAGGCGAGCCTCGAACAGTTGCTGAATGATCTCGTGACTCATACCTGGTTCGCCCTGACGGCGGCCTCCACAATCTGCTGGAACTCGGCGATGGTCACCCGGACCATGCCAGCTGGCGCCTGGCTGGAGTGCCCGTACTCCAGCGGTACCGCATACGGCAGGTTGTTCACCAGGTAGGCGGTATCACCGAGCTTCAGCGGCTGAACCCCAGCGGTCACTGCAGAAATTGCCTTGCTGCCAGTCGGGTCGACGTCATCAATCTCCCCCGGTGCGGCCGTGCCAATGCTGAACTGCCAGTTGGCCCGAAAGCGCCCGCCAACATACCCGCGCCCGGCCAACATCCCGTTGACGTCGAAGTTCTGGTCACGCTCCGCCTTGGTCAGCGGCTTTGCGTGCTTCACGCCTCGACGCAGATTCCCGTTCCTGGTGAAGTTGCTCGGATTCAGGTTGATCAGGGTGTTGCGAATCGCGACGTTCTCATCGTAGCGGTCCGCCGCAGCACTCGCTCGCTGGCGGTAGGCGACGTTCGCGGCCCACCGCTCCGGGTCACCGACTGGAGATTTCTCGATCACCTTGACCGACAGGTCCAACATGATCCGCTGGTAGATCGCATCGCCGGCAGCCAAGGCTTGGTCGCGGAATTGCGCCACCGCTGCAGCGAAGCTGCCCTGGCGCCCCGAGTAGCGTTGACGCATGCGAGAGCCACGGGCCATGCGCTACCTCCTCGCTTGCGCGACGAAACCGATGTCCAGGCCGGCATAATTCCAGGCTTTCGCAGTCACCACCTTGAAGGCCTCGCCGTCGAACTCGATACGGTCGCCGTTCCTCGGCGCCGGCATGTCCTGCCCCCCGAGCTGCACTGGTGACATGATGATCTCGACATCACCCTGTTGGATCAGCGAGCCATCGATAACCCGCACATCGTAGTCCTGGCGCATGCCGGAACCATCGAAGCGGCGCTCGATGGTTGGACTTCCACCGGTCGCCGGGTCGTACTCGCCCTGCTCGAACTTGGTCAGGCGTAGCTCAAGCCCCTTACCGCCCTTACTCCGCGGTGCCAGCATGCGTATGGCCATCGCCCGGGAACGGTCGTAGATATCGGCCATCAGCTCATCCTCGACACCCTGACGTTGAACATGCCGCCGCCGACGGTCAGCGCCTCCAGAAGCCGATCCACTGCAACGTAGCGCGGCTGCCCCTGGTTCACCGGATCGGCGTAGACCGTGGTGAGGGGCCCCACCGTCTCGGATTTCACGGCGGAGGCCTGCTGTACCGTATCCAGCGGCCCGTCAAGCGCCAACAGGGCCAGTTCGCACGTTGCGGCCTGCAGCTTCCGGTTCGGCCAGGCCAGGCCGGTGCGTGGAAACTCCAGCGGCTGGTCCGGGTCGACCTTCGAGCCTCGGAATTGATAGCTGCGGTCGATGTAGTCGGTCGCCCTGATCAGTGCCGAGGAGCGGCTATCATTGGAGGCCGACGCCCAGGCAGCATTGCCGCGCTGAGCGTGATACTCGGTAGCCTGGTCGACGGAGACGTAGCTGTTGGCGCTGTCACCCTCAGTCACCACCGCCATTGGCTTTCTCCTCGGTCGCCTTCAGGAGCTCGCGCAGCGAATCGGACGTGGCGCCTTCCGGCACCTCGACACCCAGTTCAACGAGACGCGCCAGCACCTGCTCGTCGTTCAACGGCGAGGGCTCCTGGGCCGCCTTCGCCTCGGCGAGCAGTTTCGCCAACGCAGCCTTGCCTGCACGCCCATCGAACGCAACGCCGAGGGCCTTCAGGTCAGCCTTGATTTCGTCGAGGGTGGGCTCGCCGTCATGGATGCCCGGAGCCTTCGCAGCACCGTTGGTTTGCAGTTCGATCAGGTCGTAGGCCGCCGAGTATGCCCGCGGCACCTCGCCGGCCACCGCATCGGCCTGTTCGAGGAAGTCACCCTGGCGATAGGCGAGCGGATCCCGAATCGTCAGCCCATTGCGCTGGGCGAACTCCATCTGGTCCGCGGTCGCCGGGCCAGCTACGAACCACAGAATCTTCTTGGTCATTGTCCACCTCATGAAAAGGGGGCCTGGCGGCCCCTCTGCGGCTACTTGCTCAGCACCAGAACGCCGGCGGTGTCTTTGACGCTGGTGGCGGTGCGCTCCCAGTTCGCCGCGGTGCCGATCGCGGTATCGTTCGGCGAAGCGCCGCCCGTACCGGTCTTCCAGGTGTAACCGAGCACGCCCAGGTTGTAGCTCCATTCGGCCTGGTAGACCGAACCCAGGTTCTCCTTGCCGGTAGTACGGTTCAGAACGGCGTCGAAGTCGTTGTTGCCGGTCACCAGCACCGAGCTCTGCACCAGGCCCAGGGAACGGAACGAAGCTGGGTTGGCCTCGGGGTCGGCGCCAGCCGGCACGATCAGCGAGTCGGCGTCGGTCACCACGAACAGACGGCCGAATGGGTCGCGCATCACGTTCACGCCGTCGTAGGTGAACAGGTTCTCGGCGTTCGCAAGAGCGTTGTCGTAGAGATCGCTGACCACGCTGGAATGGAACACCCAGGCCGCGATGGCGTTGGCGCGGTCGCCGAACTTGAACGCCGCCTTGTTCAGGGTGCGGAAGGTTGCGGTCTCGGTGGCGCTGCCATGGGTCGCGTCGGCGTGACCGCTGATTGCAGCCACCGCGCCGCGGATGGCGGTGTTCAGCATATCCGCGACACGTGCTTTACCCAGTTGCTCACCGATGGTCAGGGCCGCCAACGCCGGGTTTTGCAACACCCAGTTGTACTGGGCCGCTTCATACTCGATCGGTGGCGTGCCGGCGGCGACCTTCACCGCGGCGTTGAGCAACTGCGTCAGACGAGTCGCAGCCACGTCGCCGTTGCCGTAGACGTTGCGGCGGCGCACCAGATTGGCGATCAGCTTGAAGCTGGCCTTGATGTCGAAGTCACCCTGCGCCGGCGCGTTCTGTAGAACGATGGTGCCGGCGGATGCCTGGTTGAATTTGTCGATCGCCTGGGCGACGGTTTCGGTCAGAGCCGTGTAGGTCTGCTTGTTGAATACAGCGAGATCGAAAGCCATGTGGCCTCCTTACTTGATCGTTTCGAGGTAGGCGACCTTCTCGGCCTCGGTCTTGCAGTCGGCGAGCGACTTGGCCGTGCTACCGGAGGGCTTGCCGCCCGGGGGCGTTCCGCCGCCGGAGTGGCCAGAGCCCTTCAAGATCTGGTCGCGGTAGGGGTACTGGTCGACGAGAATCTCCAGCGCTTCATCGAAGTCGGCGGCCTCGCCGGGACGGGCCTTGCTGTACAGCTTGTTGCCGTGGGCGTCGTAGGCGACGACATTGCCGTCCTCGATCTTCAGGTGCTTACCGAACACGGACTGCACCATGTCGGCCGGAACAGCCAGGCGGTCGGCCACGAACTTCGAGCGGGAGAAGCTGCCGCCGATCTTCTCGGCGTAGAGCTGCTGCTCCAACTGCTCCGCGCGCGTAGTGGCCTCGGTCAGCTTGGTGTCGTAGGCCTTGCCGATTTCAGCCTTCACCTTCTCGATCTCGCCGGCATCCACCAGCTTCTTCGCGTCGAGGTTGGCGACGGTTTCCAGGGCTTTACGCGCTGCGGCCGGGTCCTCGATGCCTTCGAAGTCTTTTGCGATCTTCTCGGCCTTCTCCGCCCGCTCGCGGTGTTGCTTGGCCTCTCCGTTCAAGCGGGTGATGGTGGCCCGGGTACCAACCGCATCGAACGCGATCTCCTTACCGTCATCTTCCACGTAGACCGGCTTGCCATCCTGGACCTCGGCGTATTGCTTGCCATCGACTTCGACAGTCTTCAGTTTCATCTCGTCTTTCTCCGGCCATCCGGCCATTGCGATGGGCCATCCGGCCCGGAAGGCGCCCCGCTCCATCCGAAACGCAGGCATAAAAAAGCCCCGGACATTGCCGGGGCCTACACGAATTGGTGATCAGATCAGTCGGGCGCGTACAGCGACTTGAGTTGCGCCAGGCTCAGCGGGTTGCCCCGCTGGTCCAACAGGTCGCTCAAGGTGATGACGCCTCGGCGCCAGAGGTCGGCGCGGCCGGGCCCCAGCTTCTCGTCCTGGAAGGCCTTCGACTTACCCTTGAGCCATGTCTCGAAGTTCAGACTGGCCGGCACCTGGCCGCCATCGACGCCCGGGTGCTCTTCACCTCGTCGACGTCGATACCCAGCTCACGCATCGTTTTGAGCCAAGGCAGAGTGGTACTGCGACACCCCCAGTGCCGCGGGCAACCTTGCTTGTACGGCAACGAGTGCCCCACAGGCCTGAACTGCAGATCCCATGTCTTCTGGTCGTAGACCATGCAGATTTCCGTGGTGTGCGAGTCCAAGGTGCTGAGCTGGCGATACCCTTTCACCGGTCCACTCTCGCCAGAATTGGCCTTGTAGACCTCCATCCTGGCGCCATTGGCCACCGCTTGGGCGCTGTTGTGGACCAAGGTCCGAGCCGCGCGCTTGCTGACATCCATGAAGCCCTTCACCGGCGGTTGGTCGCCCCGAGCCCGGCGGCCGACGATCTGGGTGACCATCTGTTCCGTGGTCTCGCCGTTCACGAAGCCATTGCGCACCACACCGGCGAACCGGAACGACACATCCGCAGCCTGCTTGAGCCACCATTGCTTGGTAGGCGCGCCCTCGATGAGCGTATTCGCAACCACGGCGCTGAGTCGGTTCTTGCCGACGCCGAGCATGATTGGCCGGCTCACCAGACTGTTGACTGAGCTCGACGCGAAGCCTCCTTCGATGACCGCGAGTTGCCGCAGATTGGCATCATGCGCTGCAGCGATCTCGGTGTACTGCGCCTTGATTGCCTTGGCCGCCTCGTCGAGGATCGCGTTGACCTCCTTGACGTTCTTCAGCGGCAACCGGCGGCCCTGCAGCAGCTTCACCAACTCCTCGGCGAGTTCGGTGATCTTCTCCTCGACTTCCTTCGACATACCCGCCGTGGTCCTGATCAGGTCGATACCATGATCGGTATACAGCTCCGCCAGCAGCACCTCCAAGCGAGTCATATCGCAGGCTCCTGATTGCGGATCCGCTCCTGCTCCGACTCCCAGTCCAGGTCCTCGGCAAGCATGCCGCGGCGCTGGGCCTCGTTGAACAGGGTCTGGTCTGACAACGAGCCGCCGTCACGCATGCGCTGCAGCACACCCATGGTCTCGGCCGGAGCGTAATCCGGGTCGAGATTCGGCTGGAGCTGCACGGTGCCGCCCTCGGCGCGGTTGTTCAGTGCGAGGGAGAAGTACGACAGGAACAGCACCAGGCTGTCCTGCAGGCCCTGGCACATCATCGCCAGTTTGCTGGTCTCCTTCGCCGATTCCTCGCCAGACTGCTTCGCCGTCATGACCTGGGTGGACTTTTCCACCAGCTTCGCACCGGCCTGCCGCATCTCCTCTTGCAGTGAGTCAAGCTGTTCCCGCGCGGTCTTGATGGCGGCGCCGGTGTGCTCGACATACTTCATGTCGGATTCCCGAGGCAACTTCACCGCGGAGCGCGCGCCGATGGCCAGTTCGTCGCCGGAGTCGACGCCAGTCATCACCAGGATCGGCACGCAGGCGACATCAACCAGACTGTCCAGAGAGGACTGGAGCCACCAGTGCTTCGCCACCAGGTGGGCGAGTTCGAGCAGCGGTGGCTTCGCCGTAAGGAATCCGGTACGCGCGGTGTAATACGGCACCAAGGGGATGAAGCCGAGCGTGTTCGGCGTGTCCGACACCATCTCCCACCCGTCCTTGCCCTCCTCGAACACGCGATGCCGGTGGGGCTCGATCACGCGGATCTGCTCAACGGATTCGTCGGTGAACTCGTCCACCTCCTCCACCCGGCACGTCCGGAAACGGAACTGGGTCAGGCTGTCGACACCAGCAACATTGCCGGTCTTCCATCCCAGCACCTGGCCAGGCTCGATCAGTACCCCGTAGGGCCTGAAGCCGGCCTGTTGCTCGGCCTGCCGTGTGTTCGGCAGATCCTCTGGCCGTTGCGGTATCTCGACCAGGGCGAACTTCAGGCCATACTCCAGACCGCCGCGGAACCAGTCCTGCGCGAACACCTGTAGGTCACGTCCCTCCGTATCCACGTCTGTCAGCAGGTCGGCGATCTCCTGCGGCACGTCATCACCGATCACGACCGGCTTCGCAAACACTCGCCCCACCATGGCGCCGACCGTTTCCTCGAACGCGGGGTGCAGCGTCGCCAGCTTCAGCCGCGCTTCATAGTCCTCCCTCGTCTCGAGCTGCCGCTTGGGCAGATACGCCTCCCCCGCTTCGCGCATGGCCGAGGTGCCGCCCTTGATGCAATCGATCAGCTTCCAGTGCTCGCGCATCTCCTCGACAGCGGCGCAGCACTGGCAAACGGAATCGCTCATGGTCAGAACCTCAGGGTGGTAACAACGGCCGCAGGTCGCTCGACCGGGAATTCCTTGTGAATGAAGTAGCCCGCAGCATCGTTGGGGTGATCGATGTCGGCGGACTTGTCCGGCTCACCGTTGGTGCCCCACACCTGCTGCTCGAGGGCATCGGCGTAGGTCGGGCAGCGGTCGGGATTGACCCGATACCGCCGCTCGCCCTTGGCGTTGCAGAACATGGCGTTCATGGAGTTGATCCGATCCTTGACCGGAGGGTTGGCGGCGGGCGCCGAGACGATGAAGCCGGCCTGCTTGAGCAGCGCGATATCGGTCTCGCTGGCCCGGACGGACTTGCGAGAGTCGCCGGAGGCGTCGGGGTAGATCCTGATCTGGCAGGTCGGTCGGTAGTCACCGTCGGCGTACAGCCAGAACCGCTCCTTGATCTGGCGGATCATGTCCGGGGTGTCGTACCCGTTGACGATCTCGTCGACCGCGTGCGGCAGACCCAGGCGCTTCACGTGCACCACGGCGGCCATCTTGCCGACGTTGAAGTCCATGCCCACGAACAGCGTTTCGCCGGGCTGTACGGTCTCCTGCGAGGCGTTGAGGGTGCGGTCGTAGGCGGTGTAGATCGTGCCCGACGTCAGGTTGACGAACTGGCCGCGCAGGTACGCCGCGATCAGTTGCGGCGGGTACGACTCCATCAGCGAATCGATGTAGTCGTCCGGCAGGTTCGCCTCGTTGTCGTAGGTGCTGGCTTGGACCAGGCCATACAGGTCCTGCAGGTGCGGCTTCTCGCGCAACTGCTTCACGAACTGCTGGAAGACGAACTTGAAGCCTTCCGGGGTGGTGGTGACGTCGACACGGTTGCGCAGGCCGTCCACCTTGTAGCGCATCCGCGCGATGATCTTGCGCCAGGCCTGCTGGGCCTTGATCAGCGACAGCACGTCGAGCTCGTCCACCAAGGACCGGCCGACCTTGAAGCCCACGATAGTCTGCGGCTTCTCCATGGAGCGGCAGATGACCGTCGTGCGGTAGGCGCTACCGCTGTACAGGTGAACCTCGTGGTTCGCCTGGTTGATCTTGGTCCGCAGACCCCAGTCGAAGGCCACCTCCTCCATCGTCGGATAGAAGATGTCGCGGATCTGGGCGTAGGTCGGGGCGAAGTAACCGGCGTTGATGCGCGGCCATTCCCAGGCGTGCTGGGCGAGGCCGGAGCAGCCGACCCAGGTCTTCCCGCTGCCAAACCCCGCAATAAAACCGCAGAACTTGTGCGGCAGGGCCAGGAACTTCGCCTGAGGCACGTTAAGCGTCGGCATCGCGCACCCTCGCATCGATGATGGTCACGGCGACGCTGGTTGGCGGCGCATCGTCCTCGGGGTTCTCCAGCAGTTTCAGTTCGGCGCGCTTCTTCGCCACGTCCAGGCGCTTCAACTCAAGGTCCAGCGCAGCCGACTCGGTGCCAACGTGCCGGCTCAGCAACTCCAGGTTGCGGAGCTTGTCCGGCCACTTGACCTTGCGGAGCACGCCAGCGATGCGGCGGTCGTCACCGCGGCCCTCGAACAACTCGGCGATCTCGATGCCGGACAGGAACTGGCGCCAGGCCCGGGGCCAGTCGCGGATCGACCGGAACGATCCGTCGTCCTCGAGGATGTCGAGCACGTCCATCTCGTCGATCTCGCGCAGGCGGCGGATCACGTAGTCGGCTTCGACCTGTGTGCGCTGGGAGCGCTGGGCCATGGCGGCCTGGATAGCCTGGGCGACCTCCGGCCGCTGGAGCAGTTGATAGCCGATCTCCGCCGCGCGCCGGGTGCTGTAGCCGGCCCGAATCGCGGCCTGCGTCGCGTTGAGGTCAAGTAGGTACTCGTCGACGAACAGGCGCTGTTTCTTGGTCAGCGCCATGGATCACCTCAACTGAGCCTCAGGATGGGGGCGATGTTGCCCTTGTTGCGGTAGACCAGCACCAGCAGCACAACCAGGACCGCAAGCAGATACGGCGATATCGGCGTTGCGTGGCGCGCCATCAGCACGGCCAGGCTGATCGACAGCGCCTGCATGCCGGTCCCAGCGGCGAGGATGTACGCGCAGAGCGAGACGCCGAACCGGTACGTGGCACCGTGGCGCTGGTACGTGAAGATGCGGCAACTGATAGCGCCGCAGACGGCCGCAGCCGCCAGGGTCACTAGGTCAACCATCTTTCCGGCCTCCGATCATGCCGACGATGCGCTGCAGAACGATCTGGAGCCATGCCGGCGCTCGGCCACCGATCATCCAGTCGAGCACGCCGATCAGGATCGTGACGATCAGCGCGGCGGTGACCAGGGCGGGCAGCCCGGAGAACTGGGTCGCGCCCCGCCCGACAGCCTCGGTGGCTGCGTAGTAGCCGCCTACCCAAGAAGCAAGCAGGTAGCCGACACGCCTGGCGATGGTCAGGTCGTGGGCCCAGAGTACGAACAGCAGCGCGCCGGCGAAGCCGCCGATCACCGCATTGACGTCGACTCCGGGGATGATCGCGGTGGCAGTGAGCCCGACGGCGCCGGCTGCTGCTACTGCTCCGCTGCTCGTCGGTTCAGCCATAAGGTACTCCAGATGCAGAAAAGCCCAGGCAATGACCTGGGCCTTGTCATAGGTCGGACGATTCTGGCCCTGTGCTATCGTTTCGCTTCCACACTAAACGACGGTCAAGGAGACCAAAATGTCCGAAATCGTAAATCCGTCGAGCTCATCCTCTGGAGCAGCTCTTCAAGTCGTAATCGAGTTGATTCGCGCCGGTCAACTGAAGGTTGGAGTAAATGGCCAAGAGGCGGCAGCAATTATCGCCACCTACGACCAGATATATGAGCACTTCAGGGAACTCGGAAGGAAGCCGACTCGAACACTGGGGAACTAATCGTCAACCTTCTCCAGTTCACGATATGCAGCTCTGACGGCCCGCGCACATTCCACTGCAACGTCCGTCAGACTGTATCGATCGCTACTGGGCAGAACCTTCGCCAGAACTTCGCGCAATGTCTCCATCTCAGCCAGGGAAGCTGCCTCGCGCGCAAGCGAGAAATCGAGGGGCTCTTCGTTCATTCTTCTCTCCTGAAAACGAATTCTGACAAGGCCGCCGAAAACGAAAAAACCCGGCGCCAGGGCCGGGTTTTCGGGGGAATCTGTTGATGGGGTGCAACTGTGCACAATGGCAAAACGATACCCAAATGCTCGCCAAATCGTCAAGCGACCCGTTTCAGGCGCTCCCGCTGGGCCCAGTAGGCTGCCACGCGGTCATGGTAGCGCTGATGGACACTGGGGCATTCCAGGATGTCCTCGCCCCACTCCTCCCGGTATGCCTCCCCGTACCGCCTCATCCTCGCCGCCCATCGCGCCAACTGCTGGTCCGACATCCCGCGCAGGCGTTCGGCCAGGCGCTGCTGGTGATGGTCCCGGCGCTCGGCGTAGGCCTCTGCGCGCTGCACCGCCACCGTATCGCGGTCAACCTGATGCCAGCGCCAGCCCGGCCCCTTCCGTAGGCCGCTCTGTTTCGCCACCACCTCGGCGACCGGCCTCAGCGCCTGGGCATCCAGCTTGTCGACGTGGCGCGCCAGCCGCTCCCAGGTGCTGGCGTAGTCCCGAGCCCAGTGGCTGGGATCGATCCGACAGCCGAGGCGCTCCTCGATGAACAGGCAGACCTCGCCCGGGCGCAGTGTGTCGCGGCCATTCACCGCCCGCTTGTGCGAGTTGATCGCCGCCAGCGCCATCCAGTAAGCCCGCTCGCCCTGGCGCTGGGTCAGTTGGCCGAGGCCGGCGCCGATCCACACCAGGCCGTGAGCGATCGCCACGTCGTCACCGGTGGCCAGCGGCGAGCACAGCGTGTGACCGAAGTGCTGCAGCGGCTTCGGCAGCGAGCGGATGGCAGCCTGTACCAGGCCGGCGGCCAGCATGTGGGCGCTACGCCCATTGGTGTCCTTGCGGTCCGGGTGCGTCTCATTCGCCACCCGCCCCTTCTTGCCCAGCGCGGCCTTGTCGGCCGCCACCGCCAGCACTGAGCTCCGACTCTCGTAGAAGGCGTCATGCCAGGCCTGGCGCGCGCTGATCAGTCTCATTTCGACTCTCCCCTGTAGTTTCCTGTAGTCACTGCTCGCCCTCGAGGAGAGGGACGACTTTCACTCGCACGCCTGGCGTTTCGCCGTAGCGCTTCCCCACCACCGCCTTCACGACCTGGACGTCGTCCTTCCAGACAACGCCGTTCAGGCCGTCGTAGATCGCTTTGATCACGTTGTCCATATCGGGCTTCTTGGTGGGGTACAGGCCGCCGGCCAGCGCCAGCGACTTCCGCTTTTTCGACATCGATTGAGGGATGCTCAGCGCGATGTCGAGCTCGACCAGCACCGGGCCCTCGAACAGCGCGCGACCTGCCATCGCCTGCTGTCCGCTGTGCGCAATCAACCCCTCGTAGTTCGCCGTCTTCGCCGGCGTGAACATCCTTGCGTGGGCGCCGACACGACCGATACGCGGTCTCCCCTTCCCCACCGGTTCGCCGGGTACGGTGAACATCACCGGGCGGAGGTCATGCATCACGGCGCACCTCCGGCGCTTTCCGGCGCATCTTGGCCAGCAGCAGTTCCCGCGCCTGTGCGCCACTGAGCCCATCCAGGCCCTGGGCTTGCATCCGCCGGCGGAGCTGCTGTTCGGCTTCATCCTCGGCCAGGTCCAGCAGGCTCTTCCCGGTGTCATGCTCAATCGCGTGGATGACGGGCTGGCTCAGCGGGATGTTGTTTGCCCACCGCCGGACCATCTCTGCGTAGTGGAACCCGAAGCGCTTGCGGAGGCGATCGTCGTTCACCTCGCCGGTGCGCAGATCGAAAACGCCGGTGGCCTCGGCGGCGGCCTTGACCACCTGGTGGCGGTAGCGGCACGCCAGAGCCTGGTGGAACGCGGTGTCGTGGTCCGGCAGCCCGAGCGACTCCGGCTGCACGCTCAAGCAGAGTTCCCGGAATGTCGGCGCCGCCGGCGGCCAATCGAACCGGCTGCCCATGAACGTCAGCATGTTGAGTCCGTGGGCCAATTGCTGGCCGGTCAGCCCCTGGAGCACCGTAGCCCAGGCGCCGTCAGGATTCGGGTTGTCGCCAAAACTCGACGTCCAGCGGTGCCCGTACATCTCGGTCATCTTCACCCAGAGGCGTTCCAGCAGCCTGTCGGGCAGCCTCGTTGGCGGCGACGATTGCGTTGACGCGGTCGACGGCTGAGCGAGGGCCCTGTCGATGTGAGAGGCCGCGCTTTGCGGCACGATGGCCGGCTTGGCCTTCGGCGTTTCCTGCTTGGTTTCCATAGCTGCTCCTGTTCTGGTCGAAGCGCTGGTTGCGGCGGATTTTCTGTGCCAGTTCGTGCTCCCACTGGCCTTGGGACTGGAATTTCTCGGGGCGGTTGATCCAGTAGCTGCGGAATTCGAGAAGCTCGTCGTCGCGTAGCTGGTAGGTCCCAATCCCGTTGCGGACCAGCGTTGCCGCCCACCCCTTCGCACTCGGCACCCAGGCCTCATGCATCGGGAATCGGTCAGCCCCAGATACCGGCTCTGCCTCGCGCGCGTTACGTGACGGAGGAGGTATCGGAGGAAGACCGGATGTAGGCCCCACCTCTGGCCCCACCTCGGGAGAACCTCCGGCCCCACCTCTGTCCCCACCTGCTCCGACCTCTTCGCTGTAGCCCAGTAGTTCCGGGGTTACTGGCTCTAAATACTTGGCCCCACCTATGGCCCCAGGTCTGGCCCCACCTTGGTCAAACCTCTGGCCCCACCTCTCCGAGACGGATTGATCCCGTGAGGCCTTCGGCAGGTGGAAAACGAAAGGACCGATGCTTGGCATTGGCTCGACCATGCCGCGGCGCACCAGCGCATCGATGGTGTAGCGGGCCTCCTTGCGGGTCGCCTTGTGCGCAGGGCGCCCAGGTGATGCCGGGATGCTCAAAACCTCGATCAGCATCTGCTCGCTCAGGCGGCGGGTTTCGCCAGCGATGCCGGTCCTGTAGTCCATGAACATCCGGATCGCGCAGTACACCTTCAGAAGCTGATGCGGCTCGTCGAAGAGCGCATCCCACTCCTCGTCGTTGATCTGGAAGGACGGCATTCAGTCCCAACCCAGCGGTCCCGGCCGCTTCTTCTCGGCCTTGAGGCCCAGTTCGGCCAACGTCTCCAGCGAACGGAGATAGTCCGCGCTGACGACCACCGCATGCTGGGGAACGATCTGAAGCTCAAGCACCGAGGCGGCCTTGCAGAAGCGCTCGATGAGGCCGTCCTTCTTCCACCCGGTGATAGCCGACTCGCTCAAGCCGACTGAATCGGCGACGACCTTCTGGCCCACCGACAGAAGCTGGCTCAAGAACAGCGCCTCGAAATCGCGTGATCTTGACTCTTGCTCGGGGGTTAACTTGCTCGTCGACATGGTCAGGACGCCATTTGGACGGATACAGCAAGCGAGTCATGCTCTGGCTCAGGGAAAGCTTCAGCCAGCGTGCACTCAGCACCAAGGTCGTTCAGTGCCGCCACGATACGTCGGCATTCACTGAGCCCAGGCTTACGGCGCCCTGTTTCGTAGTGGCCGATCGCGGCCTGGGTCAGCCCAACTCGCTCGGCAAGCTGGGTCTGGGTCACACCCGCCTGCTTGCGGATGGCTTTCAAGGCACTCATGGCTTCCTCCAAGGTGAAGTGTCCTTTTTTGAAAATACATTTCGTACTTATTTCTTGCAAGGATTAGTACATTACGTGCGTTGCACTTGCTAATACGGTCTGTAGCATTCCGCCCATGAATAACTGGATACAGATAGTCCGCAATGCCATGGCGCGGCAGGACATCACACAAGCGCAGCTCGCAGAGCAGATGGGGAAAACTCAGGGGGCCGTAGCGCACTGGCTAAACGGACGAAGAGAGCCCAGCATTGCCGACATCAATCAAATGTTGACCCTGCTCAATCTGCCCCCTCTCACAATCCAGTTGCCTGATGATCGAGTGCAGAACGTGGCACCAGCAGATCAGCCGACCCGCATGTATCGATACCCGATAGTCAGTTGGGTCGCCGCAGGCGCTTGGCGCGAAGCGATAGAGCCGGCCGGCTTCGATACATTCGAACTCAGTGACTACAAGGGTAAGGGAAGGTCATTCTGGCTGGAGGTGAAGGGGGATTCGATGACGGCCCCGGCCGGCGAGAGCATTCCGGAAGGCATGCTGATTCTCGTCGACACCGGGCTCGAGCCGAGGCCCGGCGATCTGGTGGTTGCGAAGCTGGCCGACAGCAACGAGGCAACCTTCAAACAGTTCGTGTCCGACGCAGGCCAGAAGTACCTGAAACCCCTGAACCCCGCATATCGCATGCTATCCATCGACGACAACTGCGAGATGGTCGGCGTTGTCACCCGAGCTATCCGCAAGTTCAGGTGATTCGCCGAATTTGGCCGCCTGGCACATAGGGCTAAGGCGGCCTTACCCGCCGATCAGCTACCCCTCCTCTTGACCTGATAGGTCGCCATATCCTCGCTCTGGCTTTCCACCTGGTCGTCACTTCCTTCCCGCTCCTCCCACTTCAGCGTCACGGTGCCGTCGTCGTTGAAAACCATGTCAATGCCGTCGGTCTCGGACAGCAGTTCCATCGCCTGTTCCCACGCTTCATCCGTATCCGTGTCCAGGCGATGGATCGTCACCGTGCGCAGGTCCTGCGCTTTCGGTGAGTTGATCATCTCCGATATGCGGAGCCCCAATTTCTCAACCGGAGCCATCGGTTTCGCGTCCTGCTTCTTCTGTTGTTTGGCCATCGAAAGAACCCTCCACGCTGTATATTCGTACAGTATTTTTATAGCAGAACTCTGTCAGCAACTGCCAGCATCGAAGCACAAGGAGTACTCGGAATGCTGTTCTCTCCATGGTCCGAAACCACCTATATCGCTGTCGTCGACCGAGTCCGGGCGCTGATTGAAAGCCCCCAGGCACAAGTCCAACAGTCCGTGCGGATCAAACGCGCGAGCAATGAACCGGCATGGGCCTGGTTTCGACTGGAGCGAGACCTCCGCAGCATCGACGGCGTAAATGTCGAGGCTCGGGATGACGGAAGCTTGTTCGTTTACTGGTACGTCGAGCTCCCTCGCTGATCTTTGACCATCAAGCCCGCCCTCAAGCGGGCTTTTCTTTCGAAGAAATAAGTACATTTTGTATTGACCATGATAAATACGTTGTGTATTTTTCTATACACGCCAGCAACACACCGCCGGCCAGGCCACCGAGCCGACCGCTCTTTAACAACCAGATGGACGCCGAGCTGGCCGATGCATAGCCAGCGGACCTACCGCGCAACGGTAGGCGGCAGCGGACAACATTCCGTGCCGGGCACAGGCCACTCAAGCGAGATTGAGGGCAGTAACGATGAATAGCCGACCGAGGCACGCTCCCGGGCAATCGTGAAAACCTCGCGGGTAAGCGACCGCAGCCTGTGCAAGAAGAAACACCCCGATTTCTCAGATGCCCTTCGCAAGAGGGGCATCGAGGAAGTCAACACGCCCTGGAGGGCAAGACGATGAACACCAAGCTGAACGCCACCAAGACCAAAAAGGTGAAAGCGGTAGTCGCTCAGACCGGAGTCACCGAAGCAGAAGCCGTTGAGGCACTGGAAGCTGAGGAGTGGCTCGAGTCAGAAGCCGTGTTCAACATCCGCGCCGAGTTCAACGCCAACATGCGCAAGCGCAACGAAGAGCGGGGCTTGCTGTGATGGCCCGCTCTACCCCTGAACAGGCCCGCAACAAGCTGGGCCTAGTGGCCGCAAAGAAGCTGGAAACCGCAGCCGAAGCACTGCACGCCTACCGCATGGCCTGTCTCGAGTGCGACGACCACGCAGCCCAGCATGACCGCCGCAAGTCGCTGGTAGGAGAGCTTCAGGAGATGGCGGCGTGGCTTGAAGGCTGTTGCAAGTAACCACCCCGGTTCGCCGGGGCATCACCGAGGAAAGGACATGAAGACAGTCACCATCGGACGCGCCGCGCGCAAATACGGAAGTCGCCCCGTGCTGTTGGATGGCGTGAAGGTCGCCGAGGTCAGCAAGGTGTCGAGCTGCTGGGGTTCCCGGTATCTGTGGATTCTCAAGCGCGACAGTGACGGCAAAACGCAGCAATGCACAGACCTTGACCACGTCCGGTCAATCGCACGCACCTTCGAATAACCCGCCGCCCTGCCGGTAGCAGGGCATCACCAGCCCCACCGAACTCTATCCGGAGACACCCGATGAAGCGAAACGCCAACCCGGCGGCGACCGTTGCTGCCTGGAATTCCGCATACCCCGCCGGCACCGAGGTCGACTACCGATTCCATCGCGCCGCGGCACCGAAGCGCACCCGGACGACAACCGAAGCCCAGGTGCTCGGCGGACCACTGCTGTCGTCTGGCTCGCCGGAGTGTCCGGTTGGGTTGCCCTTTCCCACTGCGAGCCGGCCTGAGCCCGCACGCCCAGCATCCTGAACGGAGTCACACCATGCTGATCCTGACCAGAAGACCCGGCGAAACCCTGCATATCGGCGACAACATCACCGTCACGGTCCTCGGCAGCCAAGGCGACCAGGTGCGCCTCGGCATCACCGCCCCGGACGACGTCGCCATTCACCGCTCCGAGATCTACCAGCAGATCGGCAACGTCCGACCGGTGCCGCCGGCGGAACTGGTCGAGGCCTGGAACCGCGAGCACCCGGCGCCAGCGCTGATCGAGTACCGGCCGTACCGAGGGGCCGAACCGCAGCGCACCCGCACCGTCGGCCGGGCCAGCGTGTCGCTTGGCGGGGCGGCGGTTATCTGGATCGAAGGGCAGTCGGCGCCGGTCGCGTTGCGGGCCTGCACCGCGATCTCCTGACTTCGGCGCCTGGCCTATTGCCGGGCGTTTAACCCACGGCGAGCGCCCGCCGGTACAACGGCGCGTACAACGGAGGATCTCGACATGTAGGCCAGCCCCAACGGCAGATCGCCAACATGCGGTCGAGCCTGTACCCAACCGCTTTCACATAAGGCGGTGCATGTAAGTGGAGACAGGGCGCTTGGCGGCGCCCTTCTCTTTCCTGCTCCTGGCACGGCCAGGGCGCAGCGGGGAGTGATTTGAGGCGTGGAAGCTGGGAGCCGAAAGCTCCCTGGAGACACGCGGGAAGCGCGGGAACAAGCGCGCACGTGGGCGGCCATGGCCGATGAAGTTCCGGGCATCAGCACAGTCACCGCAGCAGCGGCAAACACCCGAGAAGCGCACTGATGCCAGAGCCGGAGTCGCGACCGGCCAGATCACTCCCCGCTGCGCATGCAGCGTTCCCCCTCTTCGCCCGGCTCCGGCCGGGCTTTTTTCAACCCCCATTCGAGAGCACCCGCAACGGCGCCCCACCGGGCACGACTGCCGTGTGCCTGGGTGCTGCCGAATGCAGGTGAACCACGGAGCACACGCAATGATCGACCCACGAGCGAACAGCCCGGAGAAACTGGTGCCACCGGCACCGCTGCCGCACGTAAGCCGCGGCGCGCTCAAGCGCATCAAGCATCCTCAGCCAATCCCCACCGGCTGCCCGCACTGCGGCGGTCTGGTCCGTCTGGTCAGCAACCGGGTGATCTACGGCCGAGAGTACGGCGACTGGCCGTATGCCTACGCCTGCACTGGCACGGGCTGCGGCGCTTACGTGGGCCTGCATCCCGACACCGACGTCCCATTGGGGACTCTGGCCGACAAGCCCCTGCGCGACGCTCGCAACCGCTGCAAACGGCCATTCGAACGCATCTGGCGCGACAAGCTGATGACGCGCAGCCAGGCCTACGCCTGGCTCGCCGCCGAACTCCAGATCATGCCGCCCGAATGCCACTTCGGACTCTTCGACGTTGACCGGTGCGAGCGGGCCAAACGCATCTGCGACGAGTACCTGGAAGCGATCTACACCAGTTCGGCGAGGTGGGGATGATGTGGACATACCGCGAGCGCCGCAACCGCGCGGCTTTCAGCAACGCGCAACTCGCTTACGACCGTGCCGACGACCCGCTCTGGGACCAGCCGGAGCCGGAACCGGAGCACGAGGACGAAGAGCAGGAGGCCGACGATGGCCTGGGCGAATGAGCGCGCCGAGGGCGTGATCGAGGAAGCGATCGTCGCTATGCGTCGGTCGGTGATCCCGCGCCACGACCAGTTGGTATGGCGCGGCCAGATCGAGATGGCCTACACGCTGGACGCCATCGGCACCCGGCAATACGACGACATGCGCCGGCGGCTCGACGCCGCAGCGGATGCGAGACAGCAGGAACTGAGGAGCATCGACCTATGACCACCCGCCCCGTTTGCTCGATCATCGACGACCAGCTCGACGACCTGGTGATGCCGGCCGACGCCGACATCGCCGCAGTGCTCGGCCTTCCCCGCGAGACCCTGGTTGTGAACCTCCCGCGTCGCATGACGCTGACCATCAAGAAAGGCCGGAAGTGCCTGGGGGTACGGCGATGAGCAGAAGCGGATACAGCGACGACTGTGGCGGCTGGAGCCTGATTTGCTGGCGGGGGGCGGTCAACTCCGCGATCAAGGGCAAACGCGGCCAGGCCTTCCTGATCGAGCTGCGCGAGGCCTTAGACGCCATGCCGGACAAGCGCCTGATCGCCGAGGAACTGGAAGCTGACGGCCAGTTTTGCACCCTCGGCGTGCTTGGCGCCAAACGCGGGCTAGACATGAGCGGGCTCGACCCCGACTGCCGCGAAGCTGTTGCGGCGGCCTTCGACATCGCGCCGGCACTGGCCGCCGAGATTGTCTATGAGAACGACGAGCACCCTGGGTGCTACCAGCGGCAGGACGACGGTTCGATGAAATGGGCGCGCGAGACGCCAGAACATCGCTGGAAGCGCATGCGTGAATGGGTGGAGACCAGTATCCAGGCGGTGACGCCATGAACGCCAAGCGAAAAGCCACGCTCATCGGCGCCTTGGCCATGACCGCCTTCTACATCCTGCTCATCTTCGCCCCTGCCTGGGGCGGTCTGATCACCGCCGAACAACCCGCCACGGCACCCATCGCCGGGAAGTGAACCAACCATGCAAACCATCACCGTGCGCGCCTCGTCCTGGGGCGCGCTGTTCGACTGCGCGTTCAAGTGGGAGGGCATCCACCTCCTCAAGATTCGTAGCCCTTCATCCCCCCGGGCACTGCTCGGTACCGCGATCCACGCAAGCACCGCAGCATTCGACGCTGCGCGGGTGAACGGCGAGCCGATCAGCGCCTACGACGCCTCGGAACTGCTGGTGCACACGCTGCAGCAGCCGGAGTTCGAGGTCGACTGGCGCGGCTCCGACATCAGCCCGCGCGAAGCCGAGTCCACCGGACTGACGCTGCACACGAAGTACTGCAACGACATCAGCCCGCGCTACGCCTGGCTCGCCGTCGAGTTGACGACCAAGCCGATGGAGATCGACTGCGGTGGCGGGATCATCGTCCGCCTGACCGGCCAACTCGACCGGGCCCGCATCAAGCGCGATAGCCACGGCGTCGGCATCGCCGACGTGAAGACCGGCGGCGCCGCGGTGAGCCAGGGCGTGGCCAAGACCAAGGGCCACAAAGCCCAGATCGGCACCTACGAACTGCTCTACGAGCACACCACCGGCGATGCGATCACCGCGCCGGCCGAGATCATCGGCCTGAAGACCAAGGGCAAGCCCGAGGCGGCGGTCGGCGAGATCGTCGGTGCGCGCCAGATGATGGCCGGCACTGCCGAGCACCACGGCCTGATCAAGTTCGCCGCCGACATGTTCCGCTCCGGCCTCTTCCCCCCGAACCCGCAAAGCCCACTTTGCAGCCCGAAGTACTGTCCGCGCTGGCGGACCTGCCCATACCACGAATGAGGATCGCCATGAAATCCGAAGACCTGTACGTCCGCCTCACCGACCCGGCCGGCAAGCGCCGCGAGGTCATCAACCACCACCGCGTCTGGGATCGCGGCCAGTTCCTCGAGGCCCAGCGCAAGCAGCACAACAAGCCGGACAAGCCCGACGAGCACCGCGTCGTGAGCGTTGCGACCGAGGCCGAGTACCGGAAATTCATGGGTTACAAGGAGACAGCAGCATGAGCGAACCCACCCAACTGCTCCAGTTGAAGACCAGCGCCGTCGCGAGGTCAACCAACGATGCGCCGATGTCCCTCCTCACCGGCGCCGGCTTCGACCAGATCCAACGCGTCGCAAAGGCGCTCAGCGCGTCTACCCTGGTGCCGGTGCAGTACCGCGCCTTCGCCGAGGTGAAAGAGTACGGCAAGGTCACCGGCTACACCCCGAACGGCGCCGGGCTGCCGAACTGCATCGTCGCTCTGAACATGGCGCAGCGTATGGGCGCCGATCCGCTGATGGTGATGCAGAACCTGTACGTGATCGAGGGCCGGCCGAGCTGGTCCAGCCAGTTCATCATCGCCTCGATCAACAGTTGCGGCCGTTTCAACCCGCTCCGCTACGACCTCAGCCAGCCGGGCAAAGAGCAGGAGGTTTCCTATAAGGCGACCACCTGGAAGAACAAGCAGAAGGTCGAGGAGACCAAGACCATCAAGGTGCGCCATCAGACCTGCACGGCCTGGACCACCGAGAGGGGCGTTCAAATCCCGACCTTCAGCCCCGAGGAGCTTCGCAAAAAGTCGATGCTCCAGTTGTGCCGCGAGTACGGAGTGCCCGTGATCGAAAGCCCCGAAGTGTCGATTCAAATGGCGCTCGACGAGGGCTGGCTCACCAAGAACGGCAGCAAGTGGCAGACCATGCCCGAGGTGATGTTGCGCTACCGCGCTGCCAGCCTACTGGGCCGCCTGTATGCGCCTGAGCTGCTGATGGGCCTGCAGACCGTCGAAGAGGTCAACGACTTCATCGAACCGCGGGACACCGATATCCAGGGTGAAACCGTGACGGTGCATGTCGATGATCTCCGAGATAAAGAACCGGCGCCGCCGGCTGTCGCCGCCGAAGACGATGGAGACGAGCCCTCTCCGCCGGACGGAGTAAACACCGAGACGGGCGAAATCACCGAACCCGCCCCGGGCCAGCAGTCGGACACCGTCGACACCGGCACCGACGAGCTCAATCTCGAGTAACCGGCCATGCCCAGCCGAACCATCGAAGAGCAGTTCGACCGTGTCGAGGAGTTCAACAGCCTCCTCGGCGCGGCGGAGCTGAATGCTGCCACCACCTGGGAAGAAGAGTTCACCGCCGACCTGCGCGCCAACTTCCAGCGCTACGGCCCGCGGATGTTCCTCAGTGAGTCCCAGCACACCACCCTCGAACGCATCGCCAACCAGTAGGAACAGCAGCCAATGACAGCCCAAACCGCCGCAACTATCGCTCAAGACCTCGTAGAAGAGTTCGACGAGGAACAGCCCGCCACCGTAGTTTCCCTCGCTGCCGAAACGCTCGGCCGCGACCTGCTCCAGGCCCTGCTGCAGGAGGTCCGCGTCCTGCCGGATGTCTGGCCGAAGCTGACCGAAAAGAAACAAGCCGACGTCATCGACCGCCTGCGCAGCACCGTAGAGCGCACCGTGAAATATGCGGTCAAGCTGATTTCCGCCGGCGAGCGCCCGGCCATCGGCGGCATCCTGGAGTCGGTGGCGATCAAAGAAGGCATCAAGGCGACCTTCAAGGTCAGCCAGTTCGACCCGCTGCGTCACGACCTAATCGACCGTGCCGGCAAGGTCTGCATGCTGGTGGTGGCCGACGCTGAGGAGTACCTGCAGGGCATGGACACCGTCGTACCCGATCCCGACCAGAGCGCCCTGGCCCTGGACGAAAGCGACGATGGCGACGACGCCGGCGGCACTGGCGCGCAGGACCCGCTCTACATTGAAGCGGTCAGCCATGTCATCGACACGCGCCGGGTCAGCATCAGCGGGCTCCAGCGCTACCTGAAAATCGGCTACAACCGCGCCGCGCGCATCGTCGAGGAAATGGAAGCCGCCGGCGTTGTATCGGCACCGAACTCCAACGGCGAGCGCGAGGTGATCCTGCAATCACCGCCGGAACCGGAAAAAGACCTGCTGAGCAGTGCCGCCGAGCCCGGCGCCACAACCTACGGCGGCCACACCATCGACGACATCACCGTTCTGGTGCTGCGCAAAGACGAGATCACCCCGGGCTGGCTGCAGTCGCGCTTTGCGCTGAGCACCGACGAGTCCTTGGCTGTCGCCCTGAAGCTGCTCGACGACGGTGTGATCACGCTCGCCACCGAAGGCGAATCGCCTGACCTCAACACCTACCGCGTCGCCGTTGCCACCAAGGCGCCGGCCGAAGAGCCCATCACCCTGGAGTGAGCCATGCGCATAACGAAACTCGAAATCACCAATTTTCAAGGGCTGCGTCATGCGGCCCTTGATGTTTCTGCGCCAGTGCTCCTGGTGGCCGGCCACAACGGCGCCGGCAAGAGTTCGCTGCTCGACGCTATCAGCCACGCCTTCACCGGCAAGCCCGGCCGCGTTGCGCAGAAGCAGCATATCGGCCAACTGATCACCGAGGGCGCCAAGAAGGGCGAGGCCCGCGTCGAGTGGCTGGACGAGTCCGGCGAGGTCCAGGCCTGCGGGGTCGCGCTGCCCAGCGGCAAAGGCTCCCCGCTCGCCGACTCGCCGTTCCTGCCGTTCGTGCTCGACGCCAGCCGCTTCGCCGCTCTGGACGCCAAAGATCGCCGCCGGGTGCTGTTCGACTTGACCGGCGCCAGCGCCAGCCCGGCCGAGGTCGGCAAGCGGCTGGAAGCCAAAGGCCTGGACCTGGCGCTGTTCGAGAAGGTGAAGCCCCTGCTCCGCTCCGGGTTCCCGGCCGCCGTCGAGCAGGCCAAGTCCTACGCCAGCGAGGCGCGCGGCGCCTGGAAAGCGGTCACCGGCGAGAACTACGGCAGCGAGAAGGCCATTGACTGGGCGCCGGAGCTGGTGGCCACCGCGGTGACCAACGACCAGGTCGAGGAAGCCCGTAACGCCCTGCAGGCGCTCGAGGACGATCTGGCTGAAGCCCAGCAGACCTTGGGCGCCAGCAAGCAGGCCCGCCAGGCCGCCGACGGCCGCGCCCAGCGCATCGCCAATCTGCGCGAGCTGGTAGACCTGGAGCCGCGCCGCCGCAACAAGCTGAGCACGGACGAGCAGAACCAGGACGAGTGGTCCGAGAAGGTCATGGCCGCCGAGCTGGCCTCGTCCGGCAGCGTGCCGCATCAGCCGCTGACCTGCCCCCACTGTCAGGGCGCGGTCGACCTGCAGGCCGGTGCTCTGGTGGTGCATCAGCCGCCTGAGAAGATCGCTGACGCCGAGGCAGCCAAGCGTCTGCCGGAATACCGCGAGTATCTGGCCAGTGCTCAGCGCGCCGTGGCGAACAGCCAGCGGGACCTGGACGAGTGCCTGGCCGCCGCCGAGCAGATCAAGGCCCTGGAAACCGAGTCCGCCGACGCGCCCAGCGCCGAAGCGATCGCCAACGGCGAGCAGGCTATCAACGAGCTGCGGCAGGCCCGCGACGCGAGCCGCGCGAAGCTGGTGGCCCTTCAGGAAGCCATGGAAGCGGCTGCCCAGCGTGAGGCCTCGATCGCGAAAGCGCAGGCCGCGCACCGGGATGTGGTGGCGTGGACCGGCATGGCCGACGCGCTGTCGCCGACCGGAATCCCGGCTGAGATTCTGGCCGACGCGATCGGACCGGTGAACGAGCTGCTGCAGCGCCTATCCGGCACCGCCGGCTGGTCGCCCGTGCAGATCAGCGCCGACATCGACGTCACGTTCGGCGGCCGGCTTTACGGCCTGCTGTCCGAGTCCGAACGCTGGCGGTGCGACGCGACGCTGGCCCTGACCATCGCGGCGATCTCCGGCCTGCGCCTGGCGTTGCTGGATCGCTTCGACGTGCTGGATATCCCTGCTCGCACTCAGCAGGCGATGAAGCTGTTCCAGAGCCTGGCCGCCGGCGGCGAGATCGACACGCTGATCGTCGCCGGCACGCTCAAGGAACCGATGGCGAAGACGCCGGCCTGGCTACAAGCGGTCTGGATCGACGCCGGGCAACTCGCCGACCAGCAGCAACAGGCTGCGGCCTGACCCTCGATACAGCGCCCCGCCCGGGGCGCTTTCTCTCCCAGCAAGCACGCACCGGACGCCGCCCTGTGGGCGATTCAACCATGCCTCGTGGGCCGCCCTGTCAGGCAGGGCGGCGTCCAGTGCCTGTTCACGGAGTGCTGACGTACTTCTAGCGGGTCGCGTACAGCCTAACGACTCTGGGTGTTGAGAACCTCATAGTTACCATCTGTATGCGCCTTGGTTACCCAAGCGTTCTTTGTCGACCTGGCTTGAGCCTTGGATCCGCTCAAAGTTTGGACCACTCGTCCCACGGCCTTCGATGCAACAAGTGCAGCGCTTTCAACCTTGGTCGGAGAACCCCGATAGCCTGCGGCAGACCGAAAATGATTGAGGATGATGTCTTGTTGATAAGCAGGTGTTTGCTCTCCACCGATTGTTGATGCACCCACCGTCTCATACCGGTAATAGACCTTGGTGTCATCGAACACGATCTCGACGATTCTGAAGTCAGGCATCTCTCCTCCTTGATCCGGCCCCATGCCGGGCCTTCCAAATCTAACTCCAACGACATCACTGCGCCATCACGCATAGCGCAGTGCGTCCTCACGTTCGCGAAAAGGAACCCGCCGCATGATCAAGCGCACCCTCTACCACTTCCACTTCTGCTGCGGCCTGGGCGGCGGCGCCGCCGGCTTCAACCGGGCGCGTCCGCGGGTCGGCAATGTCGAGGCCGAATGGGTCTGCCTCGGCGGGATCGACGTGGACCCGGCCGGATTGCGCGACTTCGAGCGCCTGGCCGGCGTCCCGGGCACCCTGCTGGACCTCTTCACACGCGACCAGTACGTGCGGTTCCACGGCAAGGAGCCGCCGACAGGCTGGCGGGAGGCAACCCCGGAGGACATCCGCCGCGCCGCCGGCGGGCGCCGACCGGATGCGGTGTTCATCAGCTCGCCCTGCAAGGGCGCCTCTGGCCTCCTCTCCGAGAAGATGAGCCTGACCCCGAAGTACCAGGCGCTGAACGAGTTGACGCTGCGCTGCATCTGGCTCATGGGCGAGGCATGGGCTGATGACCCGGTGCCGCTGATCGTCTTCGAGAACGTCCCACGCCTTGCCAGCCGCGGCCGACACCTGCTGGACCAGATCAATAGCCTGCTCGGCGGCTTCGGCTACGCCGTGGCGGAAACTACTCACGACTGCGGCGAACTCGGCGGCCTTGCGCAGAGCCGCAAGCGCTTCCTGCTTGTCGCCCGCCACGTCGAGAAAGTGCCCCCGTTCCTGTACGAGCCGGAGAAGAAGAGCCTGCGCGCCGTCGGCGACATCCTCGGCCGCATGCCGCTGCCCGGCGACATCGATGCTGCGGGGCCAATGCACCGCATCCCATCGCTGCACTGGAAGACCTGGGTGCGCCTGGCCTTGGTAGAGGCCGGCAGCGACTGGCGGAGCCTGAACAAGCTGGCGATCGAGGACGGCTACCTGCGCGATCTGATCATCGTGCCGGAGTACCACCGGGGCGTCCTGGGCGTGAATCACTGGGGCGATTCGTGTGGCGTTGTCGCCGGCGCGAGCCGCCCGATGAACGGGCGGTTCTCAGTCGCGGATCCTCGCGCGCCGGCAAACGCCCTGCAGTACCAGCAGTACGGCGTGCGCCGCTGGACTGACACCTCGGGCGCCATCATCGGAGTCAAGTCGCCCGGCCAGGGCACGTACTCCGTCGCCGATCCCCGCGGCCAGAGTTTCGGCAAGTACCCGGTCACCGACTGGGACGGTCCGTCCGGCACCGTGATCGCGGCCAGTACTACCGGCCAGGGCGCATTCGCCGTTGCTGATCCGCGCCCTTCCGTGGCGTGGCACAAGAACGTGTTCCGCGTGGTCAGCATGGACCAGCACGCCGGAACGGTGACCACCGGCCACGGGCCCAGTTCCGGCGGCCAGGCCGTGGCCGATCCGCGCTACAGCAACTGGCACCCCGGCGCCAGCAGCAGGAAGCTCAACGTAGTGCCTTGGGAAGGCACCGCCGGCACCGTCACCGGCTCCCAGCAGGTGGCCAGCGGCGCGCTGTCGATCGCTGATCCGCGCGTGCTCGATCGCACCAAGGGCGACGCCTACCTGACCGGCGGGCACTACGGTGTCGTCGGGTTCGACCAGTCCGCCGGCGCAGTATCCGCCAGCGCGCGGCACGACAATGGCCGGTGGAGCGTCGCCGACCCGCGCATGCCGACGGCGAACGACCGGCTCACCTGCATCATCCAGTCGCTGGACGGCACCTGGCACAGGCCGTTTACCACCCTGGAACTCGCCGCACTGCAGAGCTTGGTCGACCCCGAAGAGCAGTTGGTCCTCGACGGCCTGAGCGACAGCGACTGGCGCGAGCGCATCGGCAACGCCGTACCACCGGCTGCGGCCGAGGCCATCGCCGGCGTGATGGGCACCACCCTGCTGCTGGCCGAGCAGGGCGAGACGTTCATGCTCAGCAATACGCCCATCTGGGTGCGCCCGGTTGCGGTGGCGCTGAGCGTCGCGCAACAGGAGGTGCAACCGTGAACACCGAACAGTTCATCCGTGACTCGGCCGCGCGCGGGTTTTCCCGGCGCGCAACCCGGCTGGCCCTGGGCATTGGCCCCTGGGTATTCCGCGAAATGTTGACCCTGATGCCGGATATCGAGTGGCCGGCGAAGGGCCAGTCACTGGACCACAAGCGGGCCAACTCGCAGAAACGGGGCCACTGCACGCCGGCACTCGCCCGCGCGCTGGACCAGGCCCGCCAGGCACGCAAGGACAAACACACCCACACCGTGCGCGGCAGGACCGGACCCCTCGAAGAGTTGGTCGACCTGCTGCCGAGCCCCGTCTCGGCCAGCACCGTTCGCCGGCGACTCGCCGCAGGCATGTCCCTCGAGGACGCGCTGCTCTCCCCACACCTACCGCCGAAACCCGGCCATCGCCCACTTCAGCAGGTGCAACCATGACGACGAACCAGAACCACCCCGGCGAACACCTCGCCGGTCACCACCTCCGATGCCATCTACTGCCGGCAGGAACTCAGCCGGTTCTACTGCCACGCCGACCTGGACGACCAGGGCAACCCAGTCCGCACCTGCGTCGGCCACGCCAAAGCCATGAAGCAAGACGCCACGAAATGAACCGCCCCACCATCTGCCGCACCACGGGCCAACGGATAGGCCTGTGCAAATGCTTCCGCTGCCGGCCGCCGGCGCCGGAGCAACCGGAGACACCACCATGTCATCTACCCAACACCAACTGATCGAGCAGTGCGCCACCCGCCTGCGCGGCATCGTCGAAGCCCTGGACAACATCCACGACAGCACCCAGCACCGCTCCCCGCACCGCTGGTCGACGGACCTCGACGACGTTCACTCCTCAGCCGAGAGCCTGCTGTCCCTGATCAAGGACCAGGCGCCGAGGCAAGCCGCCCAGGACCTGGCGCTCCGCACCATCGCCGAGTACCCCTGCCCTGAGCAGGACAACATGACCGCCGCCAATATGCGCCAGGTCGCCGCGGACGCCATCACCGGCGCGCTAGCCTTCGGCGCCCAGGCCAGCCAGCCGCCGGCGGAGGATCACTGGCTTCGTCCGTTCTACGACATCGGCCGCGCCGAGGGACAGCGCACCCAGGAACTGGCAATGCTGGTTCGCATGCTGGCCAGTTCGCTGAAGCGGCATGCCCCGGAAAGCAACCTGGTGGCCCGCGCCACCAACTACCTGGCAGCCAAGGGCTTGGCAGGCACACCGCTTCGTGACGCGCCTGCATCGGTAGAGCAGGCAGGCGGGGATGAGCGGGCGGCACTTCAGGAGTTAATCCGAGTGCGTGACTGGGTAAAAAATCGCAGGGGACAGCCGGAGAAGCTGAAGAACACTGGGCAGACCTACATCATGATCGAAAAGTGCGAAACGCTCGACATGCTGGAGTGGGCGATTGAGCGTGCCCGCGCCGCCCTGGCGCACGCGCCGACCAGTTTGGCATCCCCGTCGTGCAAATGGACCGAAAGCAGCGGCATCTGGGAAACAAGTTGCGGCCAGACCTGGAGCTTCATCGAGGACGGACCAGCAGAGAACGGAGCGCTGTTCTGTCACCACTGCGGCGGACGCCTGGTCCTCATCAAGAGCGACGACCAGGAAGATGACGGTGAGCCGTGCCCGGAATGCATGGAACACGGCTGCAACGGCGAATGCGCTGGCCACGGCGCGATGGGAGACTGAAATGAAGCAATCCCAATTCAGGGCCGAGCTGGTCAAGATCATGCCCGGCTACAACTGGACAGTTCATGCGAGCCGCAGCAGCGAAAAGCTGTTGGTCGCCACCGGCATCCAGTCCAGCGGCTCCAACCGGCTCTCGACGCTACGCGTGCAGCGTCGGGACGACTACGCCGGTTCCGGCAAGCCCCACTACGAAGTGAGCAGCGCGGGATACGGAACCCGATCCCCCTGGCTGCACACCGCCCAGGACAGAACCCTGGCACGAGCCCTTCGCTCGCTTCAGGAGCACTACGAGAGCAATGCGCGCAGGTACAGCAGCCACGCGAGTGACCTACAGCGTGGCCGGAAAGCTACCCCGCCGACGCCCGGAGTTTCTACAGATGAATGACTACAAATCAGCCTTCAACGCCGCGGCCGCCGACCTCGGTGCGATCATCGCGCTGCTGGGGTTCACCAAGTACCCCGGCGTCGATCCGGTGCTGCGCGCAATTACTGACCTGATGCTCGAAAAAGCCGAGAACCAGGTGCTCAGGGAGGAGCGCAACGCCGCCCTGGCCAATGTCGATGCCCTCGCAGTGCAGGTGTTGAAGCTCGGCGGGACTATCAGCCTCGCCCACCACCGGACCGACCAGGCTGGGCAGGTGCCGCAGGCATGGCTCGACGTGCAGGCAGAGCGCCGCCGCCAGATCACCGCCGAGGGATGGACGCCGGAGCACGACGACGAGCACAGTCACGGCCAGATGGCCCGCGCCTCCGCCTGCTACGCCCTGGCCGGCTCCAGCGCTCCGAATGATGGAACCGCAGCCCTGTTGGTGTCGCTTGCCTGGCCGTGGGACCAGCAGTGGTGGAAGCCGACCAGCGCGCGCCGCGATCTGGTAAAGGCCTGCGCCCTGGCGCTGGCCGAGATCGAGCGTCTCGACCGGGCAGCGGCGAATCAGGGAGGGCCGCGCGATGCGTAGAGCACTGACCGCCCTCGGCATCATCGCCGCCCTCGGCCTGGCTGTGGTGGGACTGGTGGAGATATTCCCGATCCTGCACACGCTGGCGGCCTGGCAGACGGGGTGCGTCGGATGAAGCAGAAACCAGGCATCGCACTTCCCCAGCGAAGGCCCGCCGGATCAGGGCACATGCCCGCCAAGGCTGGTCCCGTCACCGGTGAGCCGGTACATCCTACCTGAAATCATCCATGCCCGCGGCCCAACGGAAAGGGTCGCTATTTCATGAGGGAACAGCAATGTCCCTTTCCGAGTTTCTATCCCCTGACGAACTCACTGAATTAGTTGGAAAAAAGGTCGTGAGCAAACAGATCGAGTGGCTCGAAAATCACCATTGGAACTATGAAACCAACGCAGCGGGCCGTCCCATAGTCGGGCGGGTGTATGCGCGGTTGCGTCTGGCAGGCGTTCATCCCACAAGAACCACAGTTTCCGACCCCGCCTGGTCGCTCGACCTGTCGAACGTGTCCTGATATGCGGCCGAAGTCTACGAACCGAGACATGCCGCCCCGCATGTTGAAGCGTGTCCGAAAATTGAAATCGGGGAAAGTCTGGATCGGCTACTACTACAACGGCCGAGACGAGGAGGGAAATCGAAAGGAGATTCCGCTGGGTAGCGACCTGAACGAGGCGCGCGCCGAATGGGCTCGCCTCGAGCGGACGACAACGCCGAAGATCGTGCGCTACATGAAAGAACTGTTCGATCGCTACGAGCGCGAGGTCGTCCCGACGAAGGCTCCGCGTACCCAATTGGACAATCAAGCCGAACTGAGGCAACTACGGAAAGCCTTTGATAGCGCGCCGATCACGGCAATTACTCCTCAGGTGGTCGCTCAGTACCGCGATGCCAGGACGGCGAAAACTCGTGGAAACCGGGAGATAGCACTACTCTCGCATGTCTTCACGCTCGCGAGGGAGTGGGGCCACATCGATGGCGAAAACCCCTGCGCCCGGGTGCGACGGAACAAGGAGAAGGCCAGGGACTACTATGCCTCCGACGATGTCTGGGAAGCGGTCTACGCTCACGCCTGCCAGGAGCTTCGAGACGCGATGGATCTAGCCTATCTCACCGGCCAGCGACCTGCGGACACGCTGAAAGTCTCAACAGGCGATCTGGCAGGCGAGTTCCTGCTGGTTGCCCAGGGCAAGACAGGAAAGAAGCTCAGGATTCGCTTGCTCGATGGCGAACAGCCAACAGGGCTGGGCGTGTTCATCGACGGCCTGTTCGAGCGCCGGAAATTGGCCGGCATTACCAGTTCGCGCCTCATCACGAACCCATCAGGCCTCCGCATGAGCTACGCCATGATGCGAAATCGCTGGGACGAGGCGCGAGCAGAAGCCGCCGCCCAAGCAGTGGCCGCCCGAGACGAGCCGCTTGCTGAACGAATCAAGCAGTTCCGCTTCAGCGATATTCGCCCCAAGGCAGCCAGCGAAATCGAGAACCTGGCCGACGCAAGCAAGCTGCTTGGCCACACAAAGGAACAGATCACGAAGAACGTTTACCGACGCGTCGGCGAGGTGGTAAGCCCGACGAAGTGAGGAGGCGTTGCGGAAATGATCGGAGAATTGCGGAAATGATCCGCTTTCCTAGGCAAGAAAAAAGCCCCGTAACTCACTGAGCTACGGGGCTTTCCTGTTGGAGGCTGAGGTCGGAATCGAACCGGCGTTCACGGATTTGCAATCCGGTGCATAACCACTCTGCTACTCAGCCTTTGAGCGAAGCGACATGCGTTTGGCATATCGCTGAAATTTCTTTCCTGGCGCGATTTTGAACTTATAACCCTTTGATTTCAAAAGATTTTTAGCTCACCCATCGCTGGAATGGACGCAATTATGGACGGATTCGCCGAGCTTGGCAAGCGCTCTACGAAAAAAACTTTGCAGATCAGGCTATTGCGTAGCACAAGCCGGGAGAAACGGGCCCAGACGTCCGCGAAATGGGCCCGCAGCGACCGGCAACCGAGGAGCGCGCCAGGATCCGACGCGCCCTGCCCCGGCGATCAGTTCGCCTCGGGGCTCGCTTCAGTTGCGGGCGCTTCAGGCGTCGGCGCCTCCGTGGCGGCCGGCGCTTCGCCACCCGCCTGTGCACGCTTGGCGCGCTTCTCGCGCATCTGCTCGCGCTGCCGGCGAGACGCCTGCCGCCGCGCATACACCGCCTGCTCGGCGGTTACCTTGCCGGCAACCTGGCCTTGCAGATCCAGTCGCGGCGCATCTTCCACCATACAACTCCAGTAGCGGCTGCCCTGGCACCAGGTGGCGATGGCCTGTTTCAGTTGTTCGGCGGTGATTCCCAGTAGCTCGAGATGCTGCTGCGCATCCTGGAGGATGCCCTGCTTGAGCGGAACCTTGGCCGCGGGGCTTTTCGGAAACGCCAGCGGAAAATGCCGTTGCAGCCTCCAGATAGCCTCGACTCCCGGCTCGACGGCTTCACGTTTCTTCGCGCGTCCCGCGGAGCTTTTGGTTTGAGCCGGTTTCGCCTGCGCCGCCTGTGCGCGCAGACGGTCTCTCAGCTCGGCAAGTTGTTCAAAACCCAT